GCTATAACATCTTTATCTAGTTCTTTCTTGGGTCTTCCAATAGATTGTGTCTTAATTGTGTCTTTTGTCTTAATTTTGTCGTTTTTCATAATCATGTTATTTTAATAATTTTGACAACAAAGTCCATAGTTTAGGGTTTTGTTTAAATAGTTTCTCATACCCATCTCCCACAGCTTGTGCAATAGGTTCTTCTCCTCGTTTATTTACATCTATATCGGCATGATTAATAATTATATGAAATAACTCGTGCATTATCGTATTGAATAGCTTTAATCCTTTTACCCTTTTATCAATTACAAGCAAGTTTTTATTAGGTTCATAGAATCCATACAAATCTTGTAATATCTTGAATTGTACTGTGATCTTATTTCTGCCATATTTAATGCTTGGTATGTTCATCTTGGTTTAATGTGGCTCGTAAATATTCTAGTTGTAATTTAAGTTGTCTGTTTTCAATAGATAGCTTAATTATCCTAGTTCTACAATATTTAAAAATTCGGAGTATTGCTTTCATTCATAATCCTTAATTGGCTCGTCTTTCCATTTATGTTTTAGATATTTCTTATTGTCTTTCAAGAGGATAGTATATTGACCCCAATCTCCAATAGACTTATACCCACTATTCACACCCTTATCTTTGCTAGACTTACTATTTAGTATATGTGTATTAGTATTGTTTATTAGTACTTGTTGCTGTAAGTGGTCTGTAAGTGGTTGTTCCGAATCTACGTATTGATATTTGTCATAATTAACAAGGCTTATTAGAGTTACTTTTCGGCTCTTGTGGTTGTTAGTGGGCTGTAAGTGGGTCGTTCTAGTGGTTATCATTTTTCTTCGTACCATACGTAGTATGAAAGACCTCATTTCAGAATAAGTCATACCAAATCTTTTAGCAGTTACTCGTAAAGGCATAATCATTTCTCCTCTACGAACAAATATTTCATTACCTAGAAATCTTAATGTTTTATCTTGGTGTGATGCAGATGATATAAAATATATCCAACAGCTACATTGTAATAGATTCTTAAATACAGGAGATCGCCATATATCTCTATAAACTAAAAAATAACCAGATCGTTTTGCCATTATCTACTCTCTTTCTCAATCATATCAATTAATTGTTTTTTAGAATATCTATTTAATAGTGTTCTAATTATGTTTAATGTTTTTTTTGTCTTTTCGTATTCTCTAGCACGATTGTTAGATACTACCTCAAAGTGTTCCTCTCTCATTTCAGCCATTGTTCTCTCCATTGTTATAGTTAAAAAAATTATTTGCTTCTTCTATATTCTCAATTTCTTTTAAAGTTCTTTGTAACATTTGTTGTTCAGTTCCATACATAGCTTCAAAATCTTGCTTACAGTTATGAATACTAAATTGTCCTTGATGATGATCTCTACACAACGGCACAACTTGGTAGTGGCTTGATCTCATGCCCATTCCTAGCCCAATGGGTCGTATGTGATGCACATTAGCTGGTCTTTGGCACACCAGACACCCTAAACTAGCAACCTTGCTCATATGCTCTCTCTCGGCTTTTGTTGCTACTTTTTTCTTTGCCATACTATTGCTTGTTTTCCATATTTAGTTTCTCGTCTTAAACCTGAATCTTCTACCAAGTTTAAAATTTGTAGTTCTCTAACTCTAGCACAACAACTTGATAAAGGTATATCTAACTCATCTGATATTTCATAATTAGTTAGTGCGTTAAGTTTTATAAGATTATAGACTTGCTCTCTTTTAGTCTTAATCTTTGGCTTGATTGTGGCTAGTGCTTTTTTAGAAGTTTCTGTATAATTACAAGACTCGTAATCAGTATCAAATATATCTAATTGTTTCATATCTTCCTCTCTATAAAGTGCTGGGCAGTAGAGAGAGAAAACCACCCAGCTAGTATATATGATATGAAAATATAAATACTTATCTCTTGCGAGATAACTCTCATTAGCATTTTTTTATTTATAATCATATCTTTAATTGATTCGTTTTTTATATGAATGATTTGTTATTGTCTATATAATTCTAGTTCTGGCTTTAAATAAAATCAAAAAACCTAGTAAAATAGCCATTTTTTAGCTATTTACAATGCAACCTTAATTTTATAGATTATTTGAATGTTAAATACATTAACTTACAAAGGAGAGAGTATGAAAGAAGAAATAAAAGATAATATATTAATGTCTGATAAACATATTGAATGGTTTAATTCTAATGTAGATTATGGTGGACATAATATGTGGGAAAAAAATCAAAAAGCATACGAAAACGCACATGATAAATATGATGAACAATGTTGTATTTGTAATAAAGGTATGAACACACAAACAGGCAGAGGTTATATGACTAGAGGATATACTAATCCACTTATGCTAGTTCATAAAAAAGATCACGACTATTTAGAAAACAATTTACAAGGGTCAGATATGGGCTGTTATTTTGTTGGGTCTGAATGTGGTAAAAAAATTAAAAAATCATTAAAAGATGCTGGTCTTAATTGGAAAGACTACATTTATTACTTTGATGCAAAGGAGAGAATATAATGGAACATTTATATTTAGCTTTAGCATTATCAATAGTAATAACTTTAATATGGGGAGAGAAATAATGAGAGAAGAAATAAAAGTTATAAAAGAAAATCTTAATTTTAATCAGTTGCCAAAAGATATTCAAAAAGGTTGGATAGATTCTATGGCTGATGATTTAATTGAATCATTTGATGATGGTGTCCATAATAAAAAAACAGCAACAATAGATGCTAAATTATATTATTATGATTGGAATAAAGATGTAAAATGGGTTTTATATAAATCTTCATTTCATGGTATTAGAGCAGAAACACAAGAAGATTTTAATAGAGAGGAGTATTAATGAGAATACCAAGCAACTCAAACTTTAGTAAAGAGATTGCTAAAAAGTTTAAACAAATTTTCCACCGAGATATGACTCTTGGTGGATTACAAGATTTACAGGAACAGTTAGATTTAATTGATTCTGTGGATACTCATTTGGTTAATCAAGTGAGTAAATTAAATAAAGGTAACGAACATGAACCCAAAAAAAATGTTTCGCCTACAAGAGCAGTTAGACAAGAGTACACACAAGGAAAAAGTGCTATTGGAAAAATTGTTCCATTTGAAACAAAAGAAAAAGGATTTGGCTTTTAGATTGCATTTTATAAAGCATCATCAACCAGTTCTTTAGAGAGTAAAAAAAGGAAACTAGATATGAAAAAAACAATACTTACACTAGGGCTATTATGCACCCTATTATCTGCGTGTGCTTATAAACCCATAATTGATACGGCTGGAAAGTCATCATCTAATTTTAATACTGACCAAGCAAAAGAAATAACTAACAATGTTCAGCATTGTGAAACTATTGCAAAGAAGAATACAAACTTTATTAGCAATATTACTTTCTGGGCATTAAATGAAAATATGGACACAAAGTATGAGTCTATTATGAGAAAATGTTTAACTCTGCGTGGACATGCTGTACTTAACTAAAAAAGGAAACAATATGAATAAATGGATAAACAGAACACCAGATGAGATAAATCATTCAATAGATAATTTATTAAGTGAATGGAATATATCAGATGAACATAACAAAAAAGTCTATACAAAAATATCTGGCTTACAATTAAGAAAGATAAGAATAGTTAAAGGTTGGACTCAAACAAGAGTATCTAAAAAGTTAAAAGTTTCGTTTCAACAGATACAAAAATATGAAAGAGGAACTAATAGTATTTGTAGTATAAATGAAAAAATACTAGCTGAAATTTTTGATGTTGAGAAAGACTACTTTATAAAACCAATACTAGATCGTTATTTAAGATTTACACCAAACAAGAGAGGAGAAAATGGCTATACAACACACACAGAAAACGTGGCAAGATAAACGAATCTTGGCTATGAATAGAGTAATAGGTAACAATAAATATAAACAGGAGTATTATATTGAAGAATACTGTGCAATAATTACTTCTAAAGCTAAAAACAAAAAACAATATAAGGGAGAGAATAATGGCAATTCATAAACTAGAACATGGTCATACGATTGAGTTCAATGAAGAAAAGCATGTTTATATACATAACAACGAATATGTAGTTGGAATGAGTACACTACTTGGAAAGTTAGCAAGTCCAGCATTAGAGAATTGGAAGATAAGCACCCAAGTTAATGCTATTAAAACTGAAATGGAAAGATCAGGTATTCCAATAGATCAAATACAAAAGATAGTTACTAATGCTAAATCTAATGCAAGAAAGACAGGAGATAATATTTTAAATATTGGCTCTATGGTGCATAAGTTTTGTGAGATGTGGCTTAAAGGAGAGAAATTTACTGACCCAAGCGACCCTGTAATATTAAGTTGCTTTGAGAAGTTTAAAAGGTTTTGGACTAAACATAAGTTAAAAGTTGTTGAGTCTGAAAAGGTTTTATATTCTGAACGTGGGTTTTGTGGAACTTTAGACTTAATTGCTAAAGACTCACAGAATAACCTATGGCTTATAGATATAAAAACTTCAAAAGGTTTGTTTCTAAATATGGTTCATCAACTACATGGATATAAGTTGGCCTATGAAGAACAAACAGGAAAGAAGATAAATAAGATGTATATAGTTAGACTCCCAAAAGATAGTGGAGATTTTGAAGCTAGACACGTCTTATATAAAAAGGAACACTTGAAAGCATTTTTAGGATTATTGAGTTGTCATAAATCCGAGTTAATGTTTAACGAGTCAGTACGTCAATATAAACTAAAAAAAGGAAAACAAAATGTATCAAAAAACTAAATTTGATAAACCATTCTGTGGGTTATCTATGCGACTCTTTCCGACTGGAAATCAAAGCCCTAAATATGAGTATAGTGGAGAAGCTAGTAAGGTTAAATTTACTTGTAGTATTACCAAAAGAAAATATGGATTATCACAAGTTAATGATTGGTTTAACACACCAGAAGTTCAGGAATATACTAAAGCTGGATATGTTTTAAAGTATATGACTAAAACACAGGAAATGCAGAATCCACCTCAATATGCAAAAGGCAATCTTGAACAGATTATTTGTTTGGTTATGATTAAGCCATACAAACCTAGTGCTAATGTAGATGGATTTAAACCTATTGGTCAAACTGTTCCACAGTACACACCTCAACCAATGACACAGGCTCAACCCTCTGCACCAGATCATGCTATGGCTGTTGAGAAAATGTCTGATATGCAAGATGATGAGATTCCATTTTAATTATGGTTAAATTATCTAAAACACAAGAGCATCTTATTAGCGAGGTCTATAATTTAAAAAAAGACTTCGCTATTAAGTTAGAAGAAATACAAGCATTGTATATGGAAGTTAAACAACAAAGAAATTTAGTTGAAAAATACCAATTAGAAAATAAACATTTAAAACAACAAATTAAACAATTAGAACAAGAACAAGAGGAGATGTTATTATACCCATGATTATATTTGGAAAAGCAATTCACAGAAAATACAACAGACGTGTTGTTAAGATTGTATTAGTAGTATTAATTTTATTATTATCTGTAATACTGATGTCTTGTAATAAATTAGAATTTGACCCAACAACAACTACATTAAAATATATATTAAAGGAGAAAAAGAATGAGCAATCTATTAAGTAATAAATCATATCAAGAATTAGAAGAAGCATCTAAAGAGTGGGCAGAGTGGCATAAAAAATCAATCATTCTTGAAGCTGGTAAAAAAGCTATGTTTAGTAAATTATTTTTAAAATATAAATTAGATACGAAAACTGTTATTGAAGCTGAACACAAATCTCGTACTGATAAAGAATATCAAGCTATTGTAGAACAGTATGCAGTAGCAGAAGAAGAATTAATTAAAGCTAGATACCATTATAATAATTTAGACAAGTATGTTAGCTTAAAACAATCAGAGTTAAAAAGAGATTTAGCTTTGAATAGTAAAGTTTAATGAATTTCACTAACGAGAATTGTGGTTTGCTCCCTTTGTTAATCAGTTAGTGAATAAAGCTATTAGCGAGAGTTAATAGTTTGGTAGGGTGGTTTGGCTCTCTCTTGACCACCCTATTTAATGTTTAGTAATATCAAAATATTTTATGCTAGTTTTAGATGTGATGGGAGTTTCAGTATAATTATAATCTATTAGATCAACTTCTGGGTGCTTCTGTATATCAGCAATCATTTTATTAAGTTTAGTTTTATTAGGAGTTACATCTATGAATCTAAAATTCACAAAATGTCCGTAAGGATTATGTATTGTTTCTAATTGAAATTCTAAATCTATAATTACTGCGTCTATGTCCATTCAACATATTACTTCTTTTTGTTCCTGTTTAAAACCTTATCTGTCATTTTAGTTGAGAATGTTGCAGTAAATACAATAATAACTAAATACCAAACACTATCAGGGAGATCGTTTATGATTCTTACCCATTCCTCAAAGTTATCCCTAGTGCTTTCAAAAAATCCTGTACTCAACATTCCAATTAGCCATATGAGTAAAAGTTCATCTTTGAAACTTTTATCTTGGCTTTTGATTCTAACTATATCTGTATCTTTAGCGGCCTCTATTTCTGCGGCTCTTATTGTTTTAACTTTTTCAGCTTTGTGTTTAAAATGGTCGGTAACTTTACCAACTGCTAATTTTGTCAGAGGATTATTTAATAAACTAAAAATCATAAATAAGTATTACCTGTAAAAAATAATAATGTTATCCAATATAACACAAGAGCAGAATAAATTAAATGAGTAAAGTTCATTCAGGCTTAATATTCCTTATTTTTTATTTTGCAACTGTTTTGCTAGTTCGCAGTAGTGAATTATCTTATTCCACTTCTCATCAGGGTTTTCTCCATCTTTATTTCGGAGTGCGTATTTTATAATATTACCTTGTATGAAATCAAGTTTATTTGCTACTATAAACTCTATGGGCTGTATGGAATATGATTTGTAGTGCTTACCACCTATTTGCTTGTCAGTAGCCTTTAAATCGCTTCTATGAGCCTTTAACCTAGACAATTTTACCTATCCAATCGCCTTTTTTGTCTAAAACCATAGGATATAGTCTAGGTTGTCCATTTATGATTGCACCAGTACCTATTACAAATCTTAACCTATGATTCTTGGAATATAAAAAGTTTAGATTAGATTGTTTAGTCAGACAACCACATTGCAAAGACCAAATTAAATTATCAGGATTGCTAAAATATTGTATGTTAAATTTTGAATGGAAGTGAAATTGGCAAACATTTTTTCCATATTGCATGGCTAATTTTAAACCATCACTAGCCATTCCATGAGTAAAGTAACATTCTGAACCATCACTTAATTTAAGGTTTAAATCTTCTACCCATTTCCATTGGTTATCTATTTCTAAAAATTCGTTGTATGATCTTAAATATGCTTTTGGCATACCATGTTTTAATGCTCGTCTATAAATTAATGATGAATGATTAGAGTGTAGTAATATCATTTTAGGAAATATCTTTTTAAGTTCCCATATATATTTTTTAGATTGTCTTAACTCATCTCCAGCACTAGGAAGATCAGGGTCAGAGTCGTGCATAGATAATGCGTGTTTATCTAATTCATCTCCACCATTTACAATTAAATCTGGTTTAAGAGTTTTCTTTAATAGTTTTAAAAAGTCAAATGCTTGTGGGTGGTGTGCTGGAATATGTAAATCTGAAATACATAAAATTGATTTATAACTCATACAAGTATGACTTGTAACCTATTTTGACAATAATGTAAATATCACATAGCCCATAGCACTTATTAATGAGCCTGTTGAAATTAGTAAAATTTTTTCTAATCGTTTTACTCTTTCTTCTATTGAGTGGATTTTATCGTGAGTTAGTTTTTGCATGATACGACAAAGTTTTTCGTGTGATTCTATTTTTTGTAATGCGTTTTGTTTAGCCATTACTTTTTCTTTCTTGGCTTATACTTTTTAATGCCTTGTGAAATAAATATGTTTTTATACAAAGAAACCTTTTTGCCAAACTTCTTATCTGCTTTTCTTTTTACAGCTTTATAAGCTTTAGACTTTTTGTTAAAAGATTTTGGTTTCCCTAATCTCTTTGGTCTAGCTTTAGCATATATAGGTTTCTTCATAGCCATTACTTCTTCTTCTTTTTTTTAGCTTTAGATTTTTTTTTAGCTGGTCGCCCTCTTTTACTTCCGTATGTTCCCATTCCTCTTGGCATAATATTCTCCTATTAGTTTGTTAGTTTGTTAGTTTTCCACCAGACCATTTAGTGTCTGCTAGTCCATTAGTATAAGATGACCCATCATATGTCAAAACTTGTTTTCTATTAGAGCCATCTTTATAAGAACAATGAATCCAACCACTATTAGGTTCTCCATCTTTCCAAAATTCTAATATTAATTGGTCAAAATCACAATGGTTCTGAATCCACAAAGCTACTTCAAGATTTGATACACCAGCTATTTCAAAGTCTGCGGCTTCTCCTTTACAATGTTGTGATGTTGCTTTTGAACCTATTGCTTCTGATAATTCTGGGCTTCTATATCCTGATGTAATTGTAACTGGTTTATCAAACTTTACTCTTACAGGCTCTAATACTTCATAACAAAGATCGCCTAAATTTTTAATCTCTCCACTACCAGCTTTATTAGTTATACCTTTTCTAGTAGCAGTTTGTGATTTTTCAAATTCTTCTAATGTAAAATGTTTTGAAAGTTGCATTTAAACCCCTATGGTTTAGTTGGAAAAATAACAGCATTAACATCTTCAACAGTTGTTAAGCCATCTGTAATATCTCGTAAATCTTGTCTATATGTTTTAAATCCAGCAGATAATGTTGTACCTTTTTCTTTAGCCATGATTACTTCCCAATCACTAGCTTTTAAAAGGTTATCTCTTTTACTTCTTAAATCTGCCATAGCACGATCAAAAGCACCATTATTCCATGCAGTTTCTTCTGCATCTCTTTGTGCTTCTTCTTCTGCTGTAAAAGGTACTTGAACCCCATTTATGTTGTGATGTCTTGTCATAGTTTTTTATACTCCATTGTTAATTGTTAAGCAATACCATAAAGGCAAATATCTCCAGCATCTATATTGCCAGAATTATATTTATATTCTATTTCGTCAATAGCCGAAGTTGTATTAAAATATCCAGCAGCAAAAGTTTGTCCATTATAATCTCCGCTTTTCATAACACTTACTCTTGAAATAAAATGCTTAACGTGAACAGTTGATGATGGATTAAATAAATGTAAATAACCAGATAAACTTGAATCATTATCTGTGTCTTGTGATTGAGCAATTAATGTAAGTCCAGTTCCTTGTGCTTGATCTTCTCCAGCTACATAACTTAATTCAGCATCAGAGCCAGATTCAGAATGTATAGCCCTAAAATTTGTTGTTGTCATTGTTTCGTTAAATCCACTTCCACCAGCAGCATTTCCTTGAAAACCAAATTGACCAGTAGCTGAAGAATGAAGATTATTAAAAGTAAATAAGTATTCCTTGTAAGTATTATCCAAGACAACTGAACTTGCACCATCAACAAAAGATAAAGTTGCAGAACTAGAAGCTGTTAGCTTTTTAATAAATACCATACTGCCTAATCCAGTAATACTACCAAATGCAGTTGCATTCTTTACTCCATTATTATTCAGTTTAATAATTGACATTAGCTATCCTTAATTCCATAGAGTTTGATTTTCCCAGAATCAATATTGCCTGATGACATAGAAAACTGAACAGCATCAATAGCAGCAGTTACATTGCAATAACCAGCAGCATAATACTGTTCTTGGTAATCACCAGCATAGTGAACTGTTCTAACTAAAAAATGTTTTACGAATGTAGTAGAACTTGGTGCGAAAAGCCAAAGCTCTCCACAACCAGATTGATCGTTATCATTTCCTATATTGGATGTAATTTTCTGTACTGCTGTGCTTTGTGCTAAATCAAAACTGTGTTTATATCCTAATGCTGCTTCATCTCCTTCTGTATGATATGCTTCAAAAACAGTTGAAGTTTTTGTAGCATCATAACTGCTACCACCATCTCTAAAATTAACTTGAAAATCTGTATTATCACCAGATGGATGAATATTAATAAACTTAAACACATAAATAGGATATGTGCTATCCAAGACTACATCTGAACTTCCATCTACAAATGACAATGTAGAACTAGAACTAGCAGTTAAAGTTTTAATGGGTACTAAAGCACCACTTGGTATTGAAGCCGCAGAGGTTACAGCACTTATGCTATTGTTGTTGTATTTAACTAAAGACACTATGAAACTCCATATAATTTTATTACTCCACTATCTATGTTGCCACTTTCCATAACAAATTGTACTCCATCAATAGCAGCAGTAACATTTGCATATCCAGCAACAAATGTTTGCATAGTTCTATTTCCAGAATAATATATATTAGTTGTACTTATAAAATGTTTTACAAAAGTTGTTGATGATGGAGAATATAAAAACATTTCTCCACTACAACTTTCATCATTACCATTTCCTACACCTAATGATAAAGGAGCATTTCCTGTACTTTGTACAACATCATCTCCAGTGCTATAAGTAAATTGTGTTAATGAATCATCTTCAGCATGAGCAGCAAAAAAAGCACTTGTAGTTTTTGTAGCATCATAATTTGTTCCACCATCTCTAAAATTTACCATAAATTTTGCACTATCAGTAGCTGGGTGTATGTCATAAAA